CGGACTCGAAACGAGCATACCGAGGACGGCTACCATACACATCCTTGTACAGATCTGAGTAGATGTCACCATCCTTAGAGTTGGTGGCTGCGTTGATATCCGAGAGAGTAAGCATTTTAAAAATCCTCATTCACAATTGATATTACCATTATACACTGATCTGAATTAATGTACATAACTATTTTAGCCGTGCATCTGAATGCCTTCGATGCATGGGGAGATCTTCTTGGCAGAGTACTGAACACCATCGATCTCGAAGAAGTGACGACCACCGATCGGACCGACCTTTTCCCAACGAAGCTTGAGGGTTTCACGCTCACGGAATGGGCTGATACCATGGGTCCACTTACGACCGGTACGAAGTTCAAAAGCACCACCAGAGAGATTCGTAATCATGTTTGTTTCCTTAATCATCATATACCCAGTATAATCTCTTTTCGAAATATTGTACATATAAAAATGCGCCCAGAATCAATCCGAGCGTATTTTTTTAGTGTTACTTTTTGCGACCGATGTTGTACTTGGTCACAAGGTTCCATTCTTCCTTCTCCTTGAACGGAAGGATCTTGATCTGGTTAAGAGGAGTCAATGGTTCATTAGTCGAACCCTCCTCGGCCAGTTTGATCAGCCCCCAATCGACCAGGAGATTTGTGATAGCGTTTCTGCGTCCCTTGTCTTCATCCGAGAAGTTTGATGGTTTGCCGTCCAGAGCAAACAACTCCTTGAAGTGGACGATGTAATATTTTCCCTGCTTATGCAGGATATGGCATGACTGGTATAGTGTCTTGTCTTTCCGTGAGGCGACACCGATGCGTGTCAGCGTCTCACGAACCTTAAGGAAATCATCTTCCTCACCCAGCTTTACCTCGATTAAACTATCAACTACGTTCATTTTTAACCCCACCCTTATCAAGTTTGTTTCTTATTGTTTTCATTTGATCCGGGGAAAGCAACTTAATTGCGGCTTTAGCCTTTTGACGGTTGTAGCCGTAGTAAGACATTACCAGTTCTAAATCACTATCCTTTTCCTTCTTCACCCATTTTGAATACCGTTTACTGGGTCGTACAATATTTATTAGAAATGAATATTGCAACTTGTTGTCAAGGCCATGATTGCAGTTCATCATGTTGGCCAGTTGGATAGTGTCGGCAAAGTACGACAATGCCTTGTTGGTAATGAATGCGTTGTATGACTTCTCTGCTAGTTGATCGTTCTCGGTTCCCTTCATCAGGTTCTTTTTGCTGGAATTGATGCTGTTCACAAAATCAAACGGTGTCATCCTTGCGTCTGCCCTTCATAATCACCTCGGCAGACTTGTCGAAGAAGTCTGCACATTTATCACATATCTCAAGAGAGACCACTCCTTCATCGGTGTTTATCCGCATCTCATGGAATGGCACACTCTTGTGATACTTATCTTCACACACGGCACATGTCTTGTTTCGACCGAACCACATTATAGGAACTCGCAGTCGGCCATGATCTCCGTGAGACAGGCAGTCAGGTTGATCTCAGGATCAGCAGCGAAGGCGTTCTGATACTGATACTTTGCAAGGTGAAGCACCAACACCGGGATCGAGTCGGACTTCATATAGTCTTCCGCCTTATCAAAGAAGGCACGGAAGAACTCGGTGGTATCCATGTCGGACTCTGCGACCCACCTACGCATTGCACTGAAGTTTCGGTCCTTCAGATATGATATGAGTTTGGCAAGTGCCGTGTCGGTAAAGTTCGACAGGATACCAGAGTCAATGTTCCCCGTGGCAGAGTACTGCTGGAGTTCATTGAGTACGCGCCGCCAATCGGGGAAGTGCTTGGTCAGGACCTGAGCAACAACCGCCTTCTCGAACGGCACGTTCTCCTTGTCGAGGATGACAACCACCCGCTTCATGAACTGAGCGGCGAGGGTAGCCATCTCCGACTTGGAGATCTTGAAGTTAATAACGGAACACCGTGACTGCAACGGCTCGATGATACGATCCTTGAAGTTGCAGGTCAGGATGAAACCGCAGTTGGCCGAGAACTCTTCCATGAAGTTACGAAGAGCAGGCTGGGTGGACTGGGCATTAAGATAGTCGGCCTCATCGAGGATGACATACTTACGTCCACCCGATAGTGAGATGGAGGATGCGAAACGAGCGATGTCATTACGCAGAGTATCGATACCACCGTTCATAGAACCATTGATAACGATATAGTCACAGCCCAGTTCCTCACACATGGCCTTGGCAACCGTCGTCTTACCGACACCGGCCGATCCGGACAGGATGAGGTTAGGGATATTCTTTTGATCTACAAACTGTTGGAATACAGTCTTCAGATGATTTGGAAGGATAGTATCGGCAATAGTCTTAGGCCGATACTTCTCGACCCACAAAAATTCTTCAAGCATAATATATCTCCATCATAAAGGTGTCCGTCGCGAAAGAGTGTCATTCCACGGACTCTGGCTTAGAGGACCAGCATTCACATTAACCGTCGTAGCGAGAGTTCGACTCCACGGCGATCCAGTATTCAACGGTCTCGCCCTTGAAGTGGCTAAGACCCTTCGACGAGATGGATACGTCGTATTTACCTGGGATCAGTTTGATATTGTCAGAACGGAAGACCATGCGGAAGTTTGCATCGGTCTCACCGACCTCTACGCTGAACGAGTCGTTGGTTGCACCCTTCGTGTCGACTGCCTGTAGGAGGATACGGCCCTCGATACCGGTGACGGCAATATCAGGAAGCTGTGATACACTCAGTGCCTTCATGACACGATTCAGTGCATCCTCGGTCAGGGTGAAACGAACTTCAGGATTCGGCAGTTCGATCTCCTTGTCAGGAGCAACCATGATCAGTGACGGATCGCTGAAGGCGTACTTGAACTTGTTGTTGCCCTCTGCGATCTCAACATAGGAGTCCTTGACAGTCAGCTCTGGTTCGTTGAACAACGAGACGGTGCCGAGGAAACGAGAGAGATCGTAGATGGCAAAGTTTGCATCAAATTCCTGGCTGAGGAATGCACGGGCAAGGACAGACTTGGTAGGCGAGATGGTACGTACCTGATTGCCCTGCTTGATCATGATGTTCTGGTTGATCGACGAGAAGTTCTTGAGGATCTGAGTTGTATTCGAGTTAAGCTTCATAATATAATCTCCATATTGAATGACTTATCCACAGTCAATACTAGTATAGCATGACTGTGGATAAGTGTACATCACTTTTTTACTTCTTCTTTTTCAATTGTGTCACATCGGCGGTTGCCGCTGCTCCGATTTGAGCAAGATCGACGAGCGATCCACCGAACACATACATGCCGACGTGCTGTAGCTGCATCCATGGGCAGAACCATACCTTCATGCCAGCCTTACGAGTCCACTGACAGAACATGTAGTCTTCCGAGAGATAGCGCTTGCTGTCCGGACAGATTGGCGTATCAAAGAAAGCCATGATCTCACGTGTGCCGTCAAAGTGTTCTGTGCGAACGTGATCTGGCTTGTACATCTGCTGAGGATATGCCTCTGCAAACTTCTCAAAAGTATTACGACGGATCATCATGAATCCTGTACCGGCTTCTAGAACCTCGACCGGTTCACCGAGTGGAATCTCAGAACGATCACCGGCTGGATTGAAGACGTAGTCACCTACATACTTTTCAAGCGTGTTAGGATCCTCGTCTGCAAAGCCCTTGTCGACTGCGAGCTTGATCTTTTCCCAGCTGATACACTTCTTTGGATAAGGACCAGCAATGATGTCATACTGATCGTCTTCAGGATTTTCTGATTGAAGTGCCAGAAGTGCAATGACGTCATTGGCATTGAATCCAATGTCAGAGTCGATGAACATCAGGTGGGTGTCACCCGAACGCATGAACTCGTCTGCGCAGTAGTTACGAGCTCGAGTAATCAGCGACTCGTTGAACAGGAAATAGAATCGAACCTGGATTCCATAGTGTGTGCAGAGTGCTGAGAGGTCTGCGATCGATCGAGTGAACATGCCGGCACACTGACCGCCATACATTGGAGCGGCGACGAAAAGCTTTCGTGATCTTAGCTTTTCAATCGGAACATTAATTTCAATACCCATAATTAATCCTTATATTCAGTATCATGAACGTGGAGTTGCATAATTGCATAGTGGATGACCTTCATGAGGTCCTTCCGCCACTCGGCGGGATCACCCTTACGACCGTATCTTTGGGTGTATTTCATCATATTCCCGATATTGAAGCCGGTACCATGTCCCGCATCAATGATGAATTCTGTAGCCTGAAATTTGTTTTGGGAATAATGCTGGTCGTACGTAGCATCGATGTAAGACTGAATCTCTTTGATCGACTCGCCTTCATTATATTTATACTCAATATTCTTCATTATGCAAAAAAATCCTCAATAGTTGCGGGTTTAGTTTCAGGAAGGCCGGACCACCTATGACCCTGCCAGTGCGGATATGAGTTACGGGATAGGTGGACAGACTTCGGTTTCTCCATGTGTTCGAAGTCGAGTTCGCCCTTATCGTTCATGAGATAGTCTACCCACTCGATGAAGTTGACACCACCCTGTGCACAGAGCTTCTTCATCTCGTCCTTGAAGATCAGACGAACCGTCTCACGACTCGGCCAGTCGCCATAGAACGGTGTGCCCTTGTAGTAACCGGTCTTAGGAAGTGCACGAGACTCGTTCTCGATAGGAAGCAACTCGTAGGCATAGACCTTGGCAAGGTCGAGGTTATATAGCTGCTCGTAATAACGCTTGGCAAGATCGCGTGTTGCCTCTTCAGGATTCGGCTGACGCATCAGATGGTGACGTACGTCGATGTTGCCGAAGTAGAACTCGGCGATCTCGTGGTGTGGTTCGATGAAGGACTGCAGACCTTCCTTTAGTGCACCGTGCAGTGTCTTGAACGGAACGGAGTTGACATGCCAACCAGGACGATACATGCAGATAGCATGGCTGTCACCGG